TTATTAGATGGTGTATTAAACCACGCTTCTTTTTTGCTATTTCTTAACTGTATTAAGTTTTTATCTAAAAACTCTTGTACCGTTGCATTAAGTTTTAGCATAGGGTCGCTCAATAGCTGCATAAAACCACCTGGGTTTTGTTTTGCAAATATTAATATATCTCTTCTTAATTCAGCAGTTGTTACCTTAGTAACGTCTTGTTGAAATAAAACTCTAGCAACATTCTCCACTTGCGCAACATCTAACTGTCTAGCCTCTATAAGAGCATCAACCTCTAAGTTTAAATCTTCTACAAGGTCAGCAGCTTCTTTTGCTTTGTTAACTTCAACAAATATTCTTCCATTACCAGGATGATAATGTAAAAACTTTTGTAGTATTTGATTGTTTTTTGGAACAAACAAAAATCCATCTTCAAATATTACAGGCTCTAAAATAGCATTGTCATCTTGTTCGTCTTGAAATGGACTGTTCTGATTTCTTGCATACCTTAAAGGTCTGTTAATTCCTGTCTCTTCATCAAAATGCAATAAGGGAAACCTATTAGTATGCCTTGATGCTAAAATTAAAGATAAAGGTGCAACCTCTCTTGTAAGCTTATAAGATTTGTCAACAAATTTAGGTGATTGTTTTTTTGGTTTTGGTTGAGCAACTGTTTTAGTTTCAGCTTTCTCAACTACTTCTGGGGTAGTATTTTCTTTTTTCATTTGATTTAATTTAATTTGATTATTTAAAAAAGGGGCGCATTGCTACGCCCCTAATATTTAATTACTAGTCTTGAAATAAGAAGAAGTTGTTTGCACCTAAAGTACATACAGCTCTCTCAGACAAGAAGTTTACTTGCATGTTATCGATATCTGACGTTGCAGCACCACCAGCAGAACCAGTAATCCAAGTCTTATATCTTCTGTCTTCAGTTTCTGAAGCTCTATATCTAACATGTAAGAAAGGTCTCTTAGCGTTTTTACCAAGAATTTGGTCATAAACACTTGTTGAACCAGCTGGAACTAGAAGACCATTAATCTTCCCTGATGTTGCTCCTGATGGTAATCCACCTCTCATTGTAGGGTCATTTAGGTATTTCCAGTCAGTCTTATAGAAGTCGTAACCTCTTCTGAATCCTGTGAATCCTAAGTTTAAAGCCATTTCTTCGTCATTGTCAAATAGACCATAAGAAGTACCACCTGCTCCGTAAGAGTTTTGTGCTGCTAACATATCGTCAATGTCAAATCCAAATTGTCTGTTAAGGAAAATAACGTTTTCCTCAATAGAACCTTGCTTATCTAATCTACTGATTATAGAATCGAAGTCTGCTAGGGCTACTGGATTTCCACCATCCCAAACGTTTCCTCTTAATCCTACTACGTAGAATATACCATCTGAACCAGCTCCTGGGTCAGCAGCACCACCGGCGCTACCTAAGATAGCAGCAGCTCCAGAGTTTTGCTCTGCAGGTACAGCTTCAATCATTGCTGTTTCTAAATAGTCATCGAATCTTAATCTTGTTTCGTGCTCAGACTTTAAGTACCATAGGTAACCAGTTGCGCCATCTTCAGTAGTGATTTCAACCCAACCAATTTGAGCCATATCAGAACCAGATACTGTGTAAGTATCTTTAATGATAATAGGCTTGTTGTCGAAGATGAAGTCATTAGCTTCTAATGAACCAACCATTCCTGCTGTTCCTTTTCTAAATTCTGAACCGTAAATGAATACTGTAACGTCTGCGTTACCGACTCCAGTACCTGTAGTTACTAAACCACCTGCTTCATAAAAGTCAGCTGTAAACTGTCCTCTACCACCACCGGCATTATTAACTGCACTTACAACCGCTTTGTTAACTCCCGAACCATCGTTTTGAACAATTACAATAGTTTGTCCTACTCTGATTACTTGTTGAGCTGCTGCTGGGTCTAGCGCATCATTTACTTGAAATACAACTTGGTCATTACCACCTGTCGCAGCGGCACAACCTACTTGTGTATATTTCGTGTGTAACCTACCTTGCTCTGCCCATTTAATAAGGTCTGAGTTTGTAGGCATTTCTGCTCCTACCATTCTAAGGAATGAGGAGATTGTTCTATTACCATATCTTTCAAATTCTTTTTCGTAAGTATCTGGTAAGTACTGATTCAACCAATTGAAATCTGCATTAGTTAAATAGTTTTCCGGTGTTGGAGTTCTTTCTGAACTCGGTGTCAAAGCAAACCCTGGGGTTGCTAATACTTGTCCTGCCATAATATTATTATTTATTTATTTAAATTATTAACTTCTTTTAATACTCTTAATTTTTAGTCCACGACTCGAAGGTTGTGAAACTGATTTTACTTGAAGTCCTGATTTTGTAGTAACCTCTGGTGCAGTACGCTCACTCATGTTTATGTTTTTCGTTTTACGTATTACATCATCTGTTGCCTGCGATTTGCCTTGTTCATAAAAGAACTGAGCAAACTTGTCAGGATTCATTGCCATAGCTAAAGCACGATGGTAGCCGGATGCATCTTTAATAAAGCCATTTGAATCCATATATTTATTTATAAAATTTAATGGAGACTCTTGAGCTTTCTTAAGTTCAGATGCGCTACCAGGAGTAAATACTATTTCTTCTTCTCCTATATTGAATTTAAAACCTTTAAATTCGGAGCTGAACACTTCGTCGCTTTTTTTGACAAACCATTCTCTTTTATGATTAGCATCATCCTGTTGAGTTTTAGCTGACTCTAAATATTGCCTATATTCTATAAGTTCATCGTTGTTTACAGAGGCAGAACGTTCCCTTGACTCAAGGGGCTGTTTGTATTGTTCCTGTTGTTGACGTAAAAACTTTTTAGCTTTAGCAATCTCTTTTTTCTTTGCTAGTTTTATTTTTTTTATGTCAGTTGGTTCATGGATATCTTCATCCACTTTAAACTCTTCTAACATATCATCTATATCTTCAGGGTCTAAACCTTCTTCTGTAATAGAATAATATTCTTTTAGCAAAGCATCTGGACTTAAATCAGAATAATCTTTTTGCAATTTTGCAAAATCATTAAAACCACGTCCAGTTTCTTTTTTATACTTTAGATAAGCAGCAACGTCATCAGGAAGCGGTTCGCTATCCTCACGTTTACTAACTAATTCATCAATAGAATTAATTTGCTTACCGTATCTTTTTCCAATATATGAAAGAACTTCGTCTTCATTTAATTCAGGTTGAACTTCTAGCTGTGGAGGTTGTTCTTCAACCATCTCTTCAACAGGAGCTTCTGCCTGTGTATTATCTTCTTTAACCTCAACTTTTGTTTCTGGCTCTACAGCCTTTACCTCAATTGATTCCTGTTCAGTCTCTGACTGTTGTTTCTCCTCATGCTTATCAAGGAGTTCTTGCTCTATTTGCTGAGTTGATTTTTCATCAGCCGATACTTCTCTTACTTTAATATCCATTTGATTTAATTTAATTTAATTTAATTACAAAGTTACGCAAAATTTAAACATATTATCTTGGTTCAAATTCAGCTAAGTCAAACCCATCTAAAGAATCTTCATTAGACTCAAAATTTTTAGGTGGTAAATTGTTTTTTCGTTGATTAATTAGTTCAGATTGTTCAGTATTTTGCTGACTTATCCTATCGCTTTTTGCTTTCTCTCTATCTTCTTCTCTAATACCTAGTTGTTTTTGAGTCATACCCTGCAGTTGCATACTGTATTGAAATTCTTTTTCCATCAACTGAGCTTTTAATTCAGCTTCAGCAGCTTGTTTTTGAATTTCAAATTGAATATCGGCTTGTCTATATTTCATTTTAGCCTCTGTTTCCATTTGTATCTTTTGTGCATCCATTTGAGCTTTCATTTGTTGAGATTGCAATTGTTGCTGAGAAATCATAGCTTGCTTCTGCATTTCTCTTTGTTCATCTTGCTCTTGTTTAGCTTTACGTTTTACTTTAAGCAATTGATTAGCAAGTTTAAGGTTTTTAATTTCACGTATATCAATAGCATCTTCAAGGTTTATATCTTGTTTTGATAATGCCATTTGAATGTTTTGCTCAAGCATAGCTTTCTGTTCTTCGTCAGGAGACAATTCAATAAATACTCCAAAGTCATAAATATATAAATCAGATATATCCTCAAGTATACTTACATTATATCTTCCAATTTTATTTATAAAGTCATCTTTAAAATCTGCGTATTCTAAAATATCCGCTACCCTGTAAGTTAAAGCCTCAGCTAACGTTCTATATATGTAAAGACTTCCATCTAATATATGACGAGTAGCGGTATTAGAACTTAACGCTGCTAACTTTTGTACACCCACTAGTGCATCAGAGTTAGCTATTGTACCATCTCTTGCTTCATTTAAGCCTGTTACAGCTCGAATCATATCTAAATAGTGATTTAGATTAGCAATTAGCATTTGAGTCTTAGATGCGCCTGAATTGCTTGTTAGCTGCTGTATAGGAATCTTGCCCTG